CTCTGTGAGGTAAGTGATAAACAGTACCATTTGAATAGTAAGAACGGATAATTCTGTCCCAAAGATTGAAAGAATAAACCTCAATACCACCTGATTTTAACAAAGTAATACCATTTTCTAAACGTTCAGTTGTGAATGCTACGTTATAAGCACGTAATTCTCTTTCATATTGATCAGCAACTGATTGAGTAACTACATATACAAGACCTGCTTGTTCACGTAATCTGTAATCAGCACCAAATCTCATATTTTGTAAAGCATTTGAAACAACTTTATTCGTTGTGTCAGTAGCTGTAAACGCTTGAAGTGCAAATGACGCTTGACCATTTCTTGAAGCCAAATCAGTTGTTTTTCTAGTTGCATCTCCAGCAACAATTGCGAAAATTTGTTTCCAAAATCCGTCAATTTTATTGAAATAAGCTAAGTCAGTTCCATTTGTTACAACACCACCATCAACAACATTTTCTGCTGTAGTATCACCAAACCATGCAATTCTGTAGATAGCTTCTTGAATAGCGTCTGTTACCAATTCTTCAACAAAGTTTAAGAAATCTGTTCCTGTAAGGTCATATTTTTCAATACCTTTTTTAGTACCGTACAAAAAGAAAGTTTCTTTTAAATCAGTCCAACAAGACTCAAATCTATCAGAAACTACTGCAGGATTCCAAAACTTCTCAGTGTTTACAATTGCGTTAGTTGCTGAAGATGGATCACAAGAACCAGTTCCTTTTCCAACTAAACCACCCAATCTACCTAAGATTGCGATTTGTTTTTTCGCTACTATTCCATTCACCACGGAATGAAATTTTGTTAATTCTGGTTTAGAAAATGCACTTTCAAAAACTGCTTCTGATACTGCTTTGATTTCTTCTCCGTTGAATGTTAAATCTGTTACATCAATTAATGCCATCTTGTTTATTTATTTATTATTTGTTTTTACTAATTAATTTTCTTTCTGCCATTTGTTCTTTAATTGTCTTCGGTGTAGCAACTTCACGAAATACAGTAGCTTGAGCAGGTGGTGTGAATGTACTCCCTACTTTCGCTAGTTCTTCCATTTTAGCAACAACTGTTTCAGCTACTCCGTTTGCTTTATCCAATTCCAATTTCAAAGCTTCGTTTTCTAACTTTAAAGCTTCATTTTCTGCCATTAAAGAATCCATTTCTTCTTGCGTAGGCATTGCTGAAAGTTCAACTTCAACTTCTAATTCAGGTGCTTCAGCTTCCATATACTCAGTTACCATACCGTCAAGAATAACGATTGTAGCTCCCTCAGTAGTTAAGTAAGTTCCATCAGGTGCCATTGTACCGTCTTCTAACATAACTGGATCACCAATTTGAATATCATCAAATGGCAATTCTAAATTACCTTTATCCGTTTCAACCATCATTGCTAGTTCAGTTCTTTCAACCGTAGCAACAATTTCTTCTCCTTTTAATATAGACATAGCTAATGCTACACGCTCCATTAATGGTTTTTTCATATTTGTCTGTTTTTGATTATAAATTAGAGCCACCGCTCTTTGTTGCTGTTTTGGAACTATTGCACTTGCAAAGTTTAATTTCAAACATTGGTCAGTTGTCAATGAAGTTTCAATTTTCATCAAACCGCTAAGAGCTTCTTTACTTACTCCAGTAGCTTTTGAATAATTGTTAATCATTTCGCTTTCAGTTTCCTTGATGTTTTTAGACATTTCTTCAAGTGCTGAAGCATCTCCGGTAACATTCATTAAAAAAGGATTGTGAATAATATAAGCTGTACCTTCCTGAATAAATCTATTATTCAAAGGAACTGATAAATGAATTTCTGTAGCAATTGACGCACAAAGATTTTCAGCTATTGTGTTAACATTTCCAAGTGAACTAAGAAATTGAGCTATTGATCTACCAACTTCAACATATCCGCCTTCGCTATCAATATGTACATTAATTGTATCAACTTCTCCAAGTCCTTGAACTTGTGAAACTACATCAATTAACTCCACACCTGTTTTGGTTATCGTACCATTTTCATCGTATGAATTACCAATTTGACCTTTAATATAGATATTCCCTATCATATTGTAAATTTAAGTTATTGTTTTTGTGTTAATTTGACTAAAAAACGTCAAAGATTATAAGTAATAATTAATAGCTATCTCGGGGTGTAACATTTCTAAAACATTAAACATTTCAATTCTATGAATAGCCATTTCAGTGACTATTGTTTCAGCTAATGTTCCAACTATCTCATCATCGTGACCGCAAATAAGGACGTTTTTTAAACCTAAATTTGTAGGTACTAATTCATAATAGAAAAATCCGTTACCATAATCTACCACTCTATTTGTTTCAACTAAAAATTGTTCCATAATTTTATAAAATATATCCTATTAAATGTTGCCATTGTGTAATTGTAGCTAATGCAGTTGATCCATTTGTTCTAATTGATTGAGAAGCCAATAAAACAGTTATATCAGGTAGATTGTCTGTTATTGTACCCTGAGCCGTTAACCCACTTGACCTTTCAGTTATTCTGTATTTAACCGTTAACGTATTAGGTTCATTGTACATTTCAAAAACATACACATTATTCATTACCGCCCCTGCCGTTCTGTTTGCGGGAAAATCCGCTCCCAAATCTATTTTTGAGGTCGTACCATTTGCACTATGAAATATTTGTAAATTCAAATCACTTGCATCACTTCCAATACCTACAAAATTCATTAATGATTCAACGTTTATTAAATTGTTAATCGTAGATAAAGTTGAAATTGGTAGTAATCCGTGAAATTGTTTTGCTCCAGCCACATATGAAGCATCCTGAATCATCCAACAAACTGAAAAAAGGAAACCTTGACCAACTGAATGTCTTAATGAAGCCGTACGAACACCAGCTTTTGAACCAACTGTTGACGAGGTAGGTATGGAAATTCTTACAGTCCTTGTTAATGTATTTGTACCAACTATTGAATTTAAAGAAGCTGTACCACTTAACGCCGCAGTTGAAACGTTACCTAATATTGACAAAGTAGCCGAACCATTATTAGCATAATATCCTTGAGGGTAACTAGTAATTGGTAATTTAGGTATAAAAGGACTACCAGCACTTGCGAAAGTTGTATAATCTGAACTACTTAAATAACCATCGTTAGAACCACTAGCAACCCCTAATTTTGTCTTTATAGTTCCGTTAGTTTCATCTCCACTATTTGTATTTGTAGTGTTACCTATTGTGGTCAAATTGCTGTCGGTTACAAATCGTTTATCCGTACTATCAGTAATGTTTAAAGTTGTTGTTGTGTCAACTGTTGGTATTACTGAAGTTGGAACTGGAGCAAAACTTCTTACCGGTGCAATGCCACCAAATTGAAATTGGTATGAAGGGTCTGAACCTGTTGGATTCGTCAAACGATTTGCATAGTATTTTACTACTATTCTATCAGTTGCCAAAAATATACCATCGTTCCATAAAGCCACCGCCGAAAATTCAGAATATCCGCCATTTGTTACTGGTATAGTATTTGAACTTTGAGTAATAAAAGTTTCCGTTCCATTTGACGCTCTTTTGTATATTCTAAAATAAAATTCCGCCTCACCAGTTCCACTAATTCTTGAAATATTTCCAACTGTTGTAAAGTTGAATATGCCTAATTCACCTGATAAAATATTGGCATCGGTAACCAATGATGCTATTAATTGATTTGTTGTTGTAATTGTACCCGTTGGAACATCTACAGCAGTTGAATTATATCTAATATCAGATATATTTTTAACCAAAACATAGTAAGTTGCAACATCTGAAACGGTTGTTGTTGCGAATAAATCTAAACTAGATGGTAAATCTGATGAAGTTAAATAGGTATTATTATCAATACTTCCATCAGCTTTAAGAAATTCAGTTGAAACACCGCCTAATTTTATTAATTGGGTAGATGTAAGGTTATAAGCTCCTAAATCTACACTAGTTGTTGCACCCGTATAAGGTACTTTATTAGTTAATTTAGTTGCATTCTCAAATGTCGAAGGTGTTAAATATTTATCGGTTAACGTTCCATCGTTTACCTCACTTTGTGTTGCGGTTGTCGGTGCATCAATATACTCCCAACTTGTGCCATTTGAATAATATAAACCATTTGATTTATAAGTCCCTAATATTCTATAACCCGTAGCATTTGACACCCAATAAAACTCACTTGAAACCAATGTTGGGTCGGGTAAACTTGCAAAATTGGTAGTTGTATTAATTACAGTACCAGCCCCACTACCGCCTGAGGCTGGATTAAAACCCGTGTTCTGTGCATACCATAATTCCCAAGCTGAAATACTAGCATATGCCGTTCCATTTTCTTGAGTTAATTCACTAAACGTTACATAATTTACACCTAGATCATCTGAATAGATACTATAAGTTTCATTTGCAACATTTGTTTTAGTTATTTTAACCTCATTTGCGTGATCTTGTTTGATGTCCCCACTAGCATTTATCAAATAAATGTAATTACCTTTTTTGTAAATCTTCATTGTTCAAATCGTTTAATTATTCTGTACACTATTCGTTCACTAACACCAAAAATATCAGATACATCGGTAATTGACTGAGTTTTTTTAACTCCATTCTCCATCTGAAATTGATATGCTTTGTAAATTTTAAACCAAGTTAGCACGTTAACGGATATTAAGCCTGAACGTAATAAGTCATGAAGCTCCCCACTATCATGTAATTTTTCAAGTAATTTTATAGACATAATATAAAGGTAATCAAAAATTTGCTCTATTTTCAACCGTTGCTAAATTTCCTTGTGCATCATTAATGTCTTGTACAATAACAACTGGCTTTGGCATCATTTCAATCATTCTCATCATTTGATTTTGAGCGTTTAAATTGGCATCTACTCCATTTGTAATACTGCTGGCCATAATTCCCGAACTAGTCACCGCCCCACCGTTTGCCATTAATGGTATTCCACCAAATTGTTGGTTAAGATTGCTTAGTCCATTTATATGTCTTGAAGCATTTTTATTTAATATGTAGAAATTCTCATCTCTTTCAACCTCTATTTGTGTACCATCACTAAACACACCTTTTGTTCCACCATTTGAGTGACTATTTCCACCAAAAACACCACCTTTAGCGAACTTAGGAACTTGTTGTTGTGCTATTAACGCAATTTGCGCCGCACCTAGAATACCAGCCAATATTGATAAAGGAATATTAGGTAAAGCACCAACAACACCAACCGCAGTACTCATTGTGGCTTTAATTATATTAGCTTGTTTTTCCTTTTTAAATGCTTCAGTTTTCAGTTTACTTTCATTTGCTTTATATTCAGCATCTATCGCACTTTTTTGAGTGTTATATTCTGCTTCAGTAATTAAGTTTGCATCCAATTGCTCTTTTAAAAACTTATTTTTTTCATCATTTTTATTCTTTTCATCTTCTAATTCATTTTGAATTTTAGATTGTTGCAGTTGTGAAATTGCATCGGTCAATTGCATAGCACTATTTAATGTAACGGTAGCAATTTTCTGTTGTTCTAATTGTTTATCTGTTAACTTTTTTTCTGTTTCTTTTACTGTTTTTTCTTCAGTCTTTTTAAATTCTTCATTATTTATTTTTTCACTTTCAAGAGCTACCTTTTTGTTTACGGCATCAGCTTCAACACCTACCAATTTATTCAATCTTATTTCTTCTTCAGCATTTGCCGTTAGAACATCAATTTTTGATTGTTGATATTCTCTAAATGCTTTTTCTTCATCTGCCGTTCCTTTAGATTTAAGGTAATTTAATTCAGCATTGATTGATTTTATTTCGTTTGTTGCTTTACGTTCACTTTCTACTTTTGTTTTTGCAAATTGTTCAGAATCTTTTACGCTTTTTGCATCTCGTTCTTTTTTCTTACTTGAATACTCAAAATCTATAGAATCTATTTCAAGTTCATTCTTTTCTTTTATTTCTGCTATTAATTTACCGTTTCCTTTAGCGTCAGCAATTTCACGTTTATAATTTTCTTTTTGTCTTGCTAATGCATCGTTTTTAGCTTCAATATCCAAAGCATCTAATTCAGCATTTTTCATTTGTTCAATATCCAATAAATCCTGAGTTGAATTTTCGGTTAAATCTGACATTGCTTTATATTTAGCTTCAATTACTTTGTATCTATTTTGATTAGATTTGTCTTCATTGTCTAATTGTAAATCTGCTAATTTATTTAAAAATTCAATTCTTTTTTGTGATGCATCTTTTTCATCTGCTAATCTTTTTTCATTTGCAGTTTTGTTTTGTTCACGAATAGCATTGTTATTTTCAATTACTAAATTTCTTTTTTTATCTTCATAAAGTTGATTTTCATTAAATAATTCAAGAGATGATTTTTCAGCATCATCCATTTTATCCTGTAAATCTTTTTTTCTATCCTCATCACCAGTTTTTTTAATATCTCCGGCTAATTTATTTGATAATTTTTGAAAAGCTAATTGTTCACGAATTTGACTTTCGTTTGTTTCTTTTAAATACTTTAATTTTAGTTTACCAATTTCTTCAGGAGCTTTCCCTTCTAACTCTGCCCTTTTTAATTCTAATTCAGATGTTTTTTCAAGCCATTTTTGTTGTTCTTTAATACTTTCAATATTACGTTCAATAGCTTTTGTACTCTTGTCTTGTGCCTTTACTGCCTGTTCTGCTGAATAGTCACTCCACATCTTTAAAGCTCCTACAACTGCGACTATAGCACCGACCATTAAGAATAAAGGATTTGCTAAAATTGCTTTACCAAGTGAAAGTAAAGCCGAACCCATATTTTTCACTCCACCGATAACTTCCTTAAATGTCATTCCCTTAGAGATAACAGCCATTTGTTTCATTTTCTCCGAAACTCCTGCGAAATCTAAGTTCATTAAATCCTGTTTTACAAGACCTAAATTGTTGGATAACTTTTCAAAGCCTGTGCCACCACTAGAAGCCTTAACATTCTCGTTAACTTCCTTAATTTTATCACCTAAAACCCCTGCTTTTTCACTCGCTTGTTGGTATTCTTTTGAGCCAGCATCTAGCCCAACCATTTGAGATTTAAGAGCCTTTAATTCAGCTTTTAAACCTTGTATACCTTTGTCATAGTTACCTACTTCACGTTGGTTGTCTCCGTATGCTTTCTCTGATTTCTTTAAACTTTCATTTAGATCACTAACCTCTTTGTTTAATTGGCGACCACTATCTGTATTTGCTATTTCTTCAGCTGTTTTATTCCTTAACGCAACCTTACCAGCACTTAATAACTCCGCTTGTTCCTTTAATGTTAGGTTTTGTTTATTCCCTAGCCTTTCATTTATCTCAATTGCCTTAGTTGATTGATTTAAAACTTGTTGTTGAGCTTTAATTTCAGCATTAAGTTTAGCAAAAGCCAAAGCACCTTCTTTAGTTGTCTTGTCTAAATCTGCTTGTCTTTTTTTAAGATCCAAAATCTTTGCAGAAGCTTCTTCGCTATTCTTTTTTAAGTCACCCGTGTCCAATCTAATGGATAGTAATACTGTTTTTTCTTCACTCATATTTCAATTATTTCACAACTAGTTAAGTTGCCTTTGTAATTTTCTATTTTGTTTATGTAAAAATATCCACTTAGATTTAAATCAGGTCTTTGAATTTGTATAGGAATACTAAAATCTAGATCACTAATATCAGTTACATTTAAATTTGCTACAATCTTTAAAACTTTAGGATTTTCTAAAATTGTTTTAATTGTTGGATAGTATTTTGGAACTAATTTTTCAAAGCCGATTACCTCACAAAATGGTATGTTAGCTCTTCTAGGTGTTGTAGTCGTTCCGTTTGTATAGTTAATGTCAAAATCAACATTTTGTAGCTTTAAATTTAGTAATCTCCAATCACTTTTTAACCATTCATTTGTAGCGTCTTTTAAACCATCAATTCTAGGTACAATGTATCCATTATAACGATTGAAAAGCATAGTTGTAGGATGAGCCAATTTAACAACCGTTTTCTCATCATCTAAGTTTTGATTTGTTAAATTAAAATAGTAGTCATTGTCAGTATCTGCATTTGCTATTTTGTCTGTATCTTCTTTGAATAGAAAGTTATTTTTCTTTGCATAATTACCAAATCGAAACCCCATAGAAGTTGAGTTTTGAATCTTATTACTCCAATCTTTGGCAATTGATTTGTTTAAATTGATGTCCTCAAAACTATTAAAAGATATTGTTTTTGTATAATTATTTGTCTGAATTATAATAGCTCTTAAATTTAAAATGTCTTTTAAAACATCCTTAACTTTCATTGTGAAAATCTTAGTGAAATTTATCGGAGTATTAAATGCTATTTTTGGACTTGGTGTAAATGTCAAATAGTGAGGCAATGTAGTTCTATTAACAGTAGTTATATTAATATTATTTTGATCATATTCGTAAAACTGAAATCTTGTTTCTCTATTCGTTTGTTCTATTTGAGCTTCAATTTTTACTTTGTAAGTTCTAGCAGATAAAAAAGTTATTTCTGGAGTTTCAATATCTAAAATAACATCTAAATTACCAAATGAAGTTGGCGGATATGGACCAAATTTAACAGCTCCATAAATAGTATTATTCAAATCATCAATTATTGATACATTTAAGAAATAATCTTTAGGTTTTTTAGCAGTAACGTACAATTTAAATACTTCATCTTTAAAAACTTGGTATTGACCTGAAAACTTTAACTTACCAACTTTATTAACTGTTGGTTTAAATGCTCCTGTATTAAAATCTACTATATTATTTTCATTTCTAAATGTAGGAAAATAATTAATATAAGAAGTTGCAGTACCTATTGGCAAAATAATATATTTACCTTTTGGTATAGCTTTTGTTAATAAATTTTGACTCGTAATTAATGCATCTGTTTTTGGAATAGTAAACTCATTAGGAGTTAATAACATATTTAAATGTTCTGAACTATTTAGATAATTACCAGTAAATGTATATCCAATTTTAGAAGATAATCTATCAAATAATTTAGGCATTTTAGCCGTTGGAATCATTTGCCTAACATCAATAGTCGAAGTTGTGAAAAAATCAATATCTTTTCGCCACCCAATCAAAGGATATGTCCAATAATCTACTGAATTATAATAAACATTATCTATGTGCCAAGTCGCAACTGCATCATTTTCATACAATTGACCTACAGTTAACTCGCCAATTGATCCCATTAGATCTAAGTTACCGCTATAAACATTAACATAGTAGTAATTATTGTCTACATTATTTATTTCTGCCAGTCCATCACTAACTATTTCAATGCCATTTTGCTTGTAAGTTGCTTTTAATGTTTGATATGGCATTGTAGATGAAGAAGTTTGCAAATGTGACCATTCAAAAATCTCTTTATTGTTCTTGCTTGTAGGAAGTTTGAATGTATTCGAGAAATTACCTTGTCTATTTTGTAGTTCGCCTATATTATTAGCTGAAAAGGTCAAACCAATATTGGTATTTTCACCTAAATCAACCCTTCTATTATTGATTATTAACTCGTTCATTAACCTTGTATATTAATGTAAGGTAATTCAAATGTTATTTGCATTGTTGCCTTTAAATCGTTCGTATCGTATAACTTAAAAGAGCCAACTTGAGGGTGTACCGTTTGCCATTTGATAGGATTTTCGCTAACTAACATTTCAACGCAAGGTGAGTAAAGCATTGTTTTAATTCCCTCAACATCTTCAATGTCTACATAAGCATTAACCGTTAATAGTGGTGTGGCATTCTTAGAAATATCAGTTATTTGCCCTCTTGAAGTTGAAAGATCGGAAATATATGTTTCAAATGACCCAGCATTTTGAGTAATTAATCCTTTCGTTTGCACCTTAGAAAATAACCAATGTTCACGACCTCCGTATGTATTTAACCACGAAATAAACACGGGGTTCTCCTTGCATTCACGATCTATTTTAATTGTCTTAATTTCTGTAACTATCATTCGTATAAACTTTTAGTATAATCTGGGAACACCGCATAGTGAACAGTCCAATCTGAGGCATAGTCTATTTCATAAGTTGAAGGAACAACTGTTGCAACATCACTTTCTAACCAAATATCTACTGTCTTTATATTACTTGTATATCCTTGTTTCAGCATTAAACGATTAGCAAACAACCTACTAGCCATATTTAAATTATCCGTTGTTGTGGCTATTATATTACCATTAATATCTTTGGTTTGTTCCTTTCTAGTCACTTGATAATTTAACATATTATCCGAATAAATGAAATTTAAACTAAACGGATAGTTGACAAAGTATGTAGGTCGTTTAAATACACTTTGAAATTTAGCTTTATCAGTTCTTGCACTGTCATAAGTAGGCACAAAGCTTCCCATATTATATCCATATTTATCCTGAATCTGATTAGATGAATTTGTATAGTACAATACATTTGCATCTGTTAAACTTGTATAGTTGCCAGCTACTCCATTTATAACCTCTCTAATTTGAATATTGAATTTAGAGCCTTCGCCAGATTGGTGTTTATTTATGGCGTTATAAAGAAAGTCATTTTGATTAATGCATTTTGTTGAAAGTAATTCTTGTACGGATACCTTAGCAACTCCAAATAAATCAGTTTTGTTTTTAATGCTTCCAATTGCTTCATATGTAGATCCTTTTATATAAGATACCTTAGTTTCTATGAAGTGACTTGTATAACTATCTGTAAATATAACATAACCAAAAACACCGAAATAAGTAGTTGAGGTATAAGGCACTACTAATTTATTTCCACTTACTGAAATAATCGTTAATAGTGTTTGCTTAGTCCCTTGAACGAAGCTAAATTTATGCCCAGCTTTTACAGATGATGGTAAAGTAACATTTAAAGTAAAAGTAATTTGATTATTTTTAAACGTTTTAGCTATAACACTTGCGTCAATTCTCTGAATTTCAAACGTGATCGGCTGATGAGCAGGAAACCAATTTGATTTGTGACCATTTATTAATATGCTTGGATTCTTTTTTATTGAAATCATACTACTACTATATTTGTAATTTGAACGTAATATCTTTGCCCTATCAAATTTAATAAATTATCTATTCTATTACTAGTCAAAATCGGTTCAAAAATGTTTGGTTTTCCACCTTGTTGATATAGTCTAGTTCCATTTAAATGAATAGACTTAGAAATTCCCCAGCTTAATTGTTCTTCAGTCGGTACGTTTCCCTGTTCATTTGCTTTGCCTGTTATACCTTTCTTTTTTATCCAGCTTAATATAGCTTGCTGTAAAGTAGGTGAGCCAGTTTTAGCACCCATTGATGTCGGTTTCCTTCCATTCCATAATACCGAAATAAAAGGACTTGCGTAGATTGTAAGACTATTCTCAGTATTTTCAGCATACATAGTTGAGCCTAAAGATCCACTAACCTTTTTTAGTTCAGGAATAATTGTATTCGTAAATTGGTCGAATATTTCTTTATTTGTTGACATAATAAATAATTAAACCAATTACAAACCAACTAATAACTGTAATTATCCAAAGATATTTTTTTTCTTTTAGCATACTCCATCTGAATTAATCATTCTTAAGCTAAACGGCATCATAACACCACTCATATTAGTGTCGAATAGGTTTTGAACCTGGACACAAGTTTCAACTTTTAAATCTCTAACATTATCTACATCGTTTTCTAGCAATATTTGAAATTCACGTTGAGCATTTTCAGCCTTAACAAAGATTACTTCTTGTTGTGTATCATTGTCATCTAACTCAGATTTAAACAAGAATAAAGCCACGCAAATGTATGTCTTTTGGAACGCTCCAGTTATTGCAATTGTCGGTGTGTACTTCATAGGCATATCTAAATAAACACACGGTAGTAATTGCTCATCCGCCATTAAATTCTGAAACTGAGTTTCTGAATGTAGAAATTTATATGTAGCACTATTTGAATGCATAGCTAACACCTTAGCGTTAATTAATTGTTTAATTGTCATTTCTCATCAATTTGGTATAATTACTTTCAAATTTACTACTTATATTTTGTTTTAAGAGTATTAAAAAGATTAAATTATATGGTAACTGTTCAACCTCTGAATGCGAATAGCTATACTTTTCCGCTATCATATCAATCGTGTTGAAATCTCCTAGTTCATTAAACATATCAATTCCCGCTTGCTTTTGTTCAACTGTTATATCAGATTTTAAACGTCCATTATCTCGTTCAATAATAGATTTTAATTGCAATATCAAATAATTATAAGCTGAAAAAACACTTTCGCAACTAGCATTTAATATCTCGTTCTCATCTAACTTAGAATAGATAGAAATAACCTTAGTAATATTATCAATTGATCTACAAGCTAATATTTTATCCTCAAATGTACACTCTCCAATATCGTTTGGGAGTATCGTATCGTTAATAAAGTTTAAAGGTTCTATTTGACTAATATCACTTTGTAAGAACTCAATATAAGGCACAATGTCCTCTATATTTATTAATTGTAGTTCTATTTCATTTAATCCAGTAAGTATCTTTAAGGCGTCTAATTCGTTTGAATTTTGCAACCTTAGATAATCTTTAAAAAGTACATCGTTCCAATTAGTAGGTATTGAAAAGTCTTTTATTTTGGTCTTGAATTTTATCATAGTAATCTACTTCTAGGTGCTTTGTTTTTAGGTTTTGAATTAAAGAAATAACGAATACCATCAATAGCGTGGTTATGATTGTCAATTGGTTTATTTAGTTCTTTTCCTTCCCTATCTGTGGCCCAACTATATGAACGTAATTCTTTAATTAAATTCAAACTTCTTGCAGTAACTGAAAATGTTATTTCTTGCATCTTTTGAATACCGAAATTAATACTATCAACTCCTTTAATTGCACCTTGAATTTTCATACCTAAATGAGTTAACTCCTGAATTGATTTTGGTTCTGCTGAATCCGCAATTGTATAAACAGAATTATCTAGGCCCAAAGATTTAAATTCTCTCCATATTTCAGGATTTGTCAAACCCGTTTTATAAATACGTTCATCAAAAATATAGGTATTATCTACCATCCAAATATCTGTTATAGTTGTTGGGTCATTTGTATAACCGAAATCCATTCCTCTACCTACCAATTTAGCATTATCAGGTATAAAATCAATAGTTTTCCACCCACTAAAAACAACACCTTGTAAACTACCAATTTCACCTAGTCCGTAAACTTGCCACCAATTCCACCAATAACCTTTTTGATTGTTTTTTTCTTCTAATTCAGCTTTTGCCTTTCTATTTAGTAAATCTTCTAATGTTTCTTTGGGTATTGCTTCATTATCTAAATAAGTAAGTTTTAAGAACTCACTATTTGGTTCTGTTAATATTTGAGTATGGGCCCAAAATTCAGAGTCTGCGTTAAAATCCATCCATACCTCTCGGCTACGAATAATTAAAGCATCTGCAATCTCATAAGCTATATGATTAGCTTCATTCAAAAATAAAATATCTCGTTTACCTGAACTTTTAGCCTTACCAACTGAATCAAATGATTTAAATTGTATTTTAGAACCGTTTTTAAGTGTATAAATTAAGGCGGTTGCATTCCAATACTCATCTACCCACCTAAATGAATCGTACATAAATGATTTAAAAATGTCAATTGCACCCTCTTTTACTGCAGGCAATGTTTCAGCTACTATTGTAACTTTAATTCTTTCAAATTCTAAACACCTATCATAAAGTATTGGTATAATTCCATAAGTTTTTCCACTTGAAGTTGCACCCTGAACGACTTTTTTACGGGCCGACATGGATAACATCTTTTCAACCGTAGTTGTCATTTCAAAACCCATAAATCTATTTTCTTATGAATACTCTAGGCTCGTTTTTAACCTCAATAGTTTGTTCGTCTTTAAGGCCATTTAAACGCTGTGTAATGGACGTGTTAAACATTCCTAACATTCCACCCGTTATTTGTTGTTCTCGGCATTCTAACACTATACGTGAACAGATACCCTTGAAGTCATTGTAATACTCTCCACTATTCTCGAAGTAATTAGAAACATCTCCATAATTATCTTCGCACCATAATTCAAAACCACTCTTTGTTAACGGTAAAACTGGATAGTCTTCCATACGTTCACCATCTTTTCCAACGTACTGAACTTTAGGCCAATTTTTAGCATCTTCTTTTTTGTATTCTTTATATTCGTTCCATGCTTTTTTCAAGTCATCAGAACTTTTAAATATTCTTGAAGGGTGCATAATTACAATATTAATGTCATTTGCTTATTAAACATTGCATCAACTACGGTTTCGCAACCGTATCTTTTAACTGCCAAATCAATAAAATAAGGTTCTTTTCTCACCCTATAATTCGACTTTACCACTGGCAAAGGATCAATTAAAATACCATCTACAAATGTAGCTTTGATATTCCTAAGCTTGCAGTATTGCTCTAATTTCTCTAGTTGTTGCATATCCTCTCGTAAAGATAATAATATTTCTCACATCTGATATTCTCGTAGACTATAATTTCTATCCATTGGAAAATTTCCACTGTCATTTTTTTACTTTAAATGTACTATAATTATTCACAATATAGATGACAAACTCACGCATAAATACACTATCTTTTTCAGACTTATACCATTCAATCGTAACTTTATGAAGGTCTGATAAAGTACCGTGCTTAGTAATTATATTTCTTCTGTTTGGTAAATCTAAAATTGGCTGTATTAACATAACTTACTTTCTTTTAACCATAAGTCAATTACAACTTTTGATTTGTTTAAATCACTTTCAAACTCTCCCTTCTTTTCTGAACGTTCCAAACGTTTAACGATGTCAAATAAATAAGGCCCCCACCCTCGCTCTTTTGCAATCTTATATAAAGTTCCGTTATCATTGTTATAATGTTTAGGTATATCCGTATTATTATTGGATATAGTAAACGAACTTGTGGACCAATAATCTACCTTACCTATATGATTATACTCATCACCAACTAATACATGACCTTTGATTATATTGTCATCTTTATAAGTCACTTGAACTATTAAATCCGTTGTTTTTGATTCTGCTATTGTATTCATTTCTTTTCGTTTAAATATATCTTGATCATATGAGTTATCGGGTGACAAACGTATTTCTCCCCGTTTTCCCGAAACCAAAGAAAGAAGTCTAGTAATTCCTTTTCCATTATCTTAAATCTGCATCATTCACACATCTATCAAAGTTATGACCTAACTCATTTGACAAATCTATTAAACTTAATCCTAAGTTTCCAATTGCTGAAATCTGTAAATAAGGGTCTTTCAAATCAATTGCTTCTTTTAATTTCTGTAATTCTAATTCTAATTCTTTCATAATCTATTTAGTTTTGTGTTGCGAATATACTCAAATATCTTTAATTACCATAAATTCACATCCATATTTTGTAACTTCTTTTCCTCTATATAATTGCAAAGGTTTAATCGTATCGTTTTTTTCTTTGCATTCTATGAATAAAGGTTTCTCATTTTCCTTTAAAGCTAATAAATCCGATATGCCATTTTTGTTTGTACGTGTTAAATTAATCACGAAATATCCTTGTTTTTCTAGGTCTTTAATAACTTTTGTTTGTAGTTTGCTAGCCATTATAAATATTTATTTATTATATTATTATCTTTTTCAAATTTACATCTTTTTTGATAAGCTTCTATTTCAGTTTTAAATGTACCTAGATGAATTAATTTACCATTAAAAACTATTGATGATTGCCATTTATTTCTATTTTTTCTATAACAAACTCC